TTGGATAAGGATACAGATGTCACACGCTATCAAGGTCAGGCTTTTAACTGGATTGGATTTGACGAACTTACTCAATGGTCTTCACCTTATGCTTGGGATTATATGAGATCCCGCTTGAGATCTGCACACTCTAACAAATTAGGCCTATACATGAGGGCCACAACAAACCCCGGAGGAAGTGGACATGCTTGGGTTAAGAAAATGTTTATCGACCCTGCAAGAGCAAATGAACCCTTTTGGGCAACGCATCTTGAGTCAGGCGAAACAATCACCTACCCTCAAGGCCACAGTAAAGCNGGNCAGCCTCTATTTAAGCGCCGCTTTATTCCAGCCTCTCTATTTGATAATCCGTACTTATCTGACTCTGGCGACTATGAAGCGATGCTTCTCTCTCTGCCGGAGCATCAGCGTAAGCAGTTACTTGAAGGTAACTGGGATATTAATGAAGGTGCCGCTTTTCCAGAGTTTGACAGAAAGATACACGTTGTGGAGCACTTCGAGATCCCTGACTCTTGGGCAAAGTTTAGGGCTTGCGATTACGGTTATGGTAGTTACACTGGTGTTCTCTGGTTTGCTGTAGCACCTGATGAACAAGTAATTGTGTACCGTGAGATGTATGTCTCTAAAGTAACAGCTTCTGATCTAGCAGATCTTATATTGGAAGCAGAAGCTCATGATGGTACAATAAGATACGGGGTGCTGGATAGTTCTTTATGGCACAACCGTGGCGACACTGGACCTAGCTTGGCAGAGCAGATGAACATGAAGGGTTGTCGTTGGCGTCCCTCTGATCGGTCAAGAGGTTCACGTGTCGCAGGTAAGAACGAAATACACAGGCGTTTACAGGTAGATGAGTTTACAGATAAGCCTCGTCTTGTATTTATGAGTAACTGTACAAATACCATTGCGCAGATACCAAGCATTCCACTGGACAAGAAGAATCCAGAAGATGTAGATACTCATGCAGAAGATCACTTGTATGACGCTTTACGCTACGGTATTATGACACGTCCACGCAGTAGCATCTGGGACTATAATCCCGCAAAACAACGCTCTGGCTTTCAGGCGGCAGATCCCAGCTTCGGCTATTAAGGAAGATAGAACATGGCAGAGAATAATGAACTTTCGTTTGAGACGGATGATGTAACAGCAGCAGAAGATACTAAAGATAGTATCTTTGAAGAGGCATCTAGTGTAGTAGGCTTTGTTAAACAGCGCTATACACGTTCAGAAGACTCTCGATATNCAGATGAACAGCGTTGGCTTCGTGCATACCGCAACTATCGTGGTCTCTATAGTTCTGACGTACAGTTTACAGACACGGAAAAGTCTCGTGTATTTATTAAGGTCACTAAAACAAAAACCTTAGCTGCATACGGATCTATTACAGATGTATTGTTTGGTAACAACAAATTCCCTATGTCGGTTGATCCCTCTATACTACCAGATGGCGTAGCTGAATCTGTACACATAAACATGGACCCTAACGCAGCTGCTGCTGGTGAAGCATTAAACTCTGTTACTCAAAGCCCTGCTCCTAAGCCTTACTTAATTGGTCCTGATACTAAACTTCAGCCTGGCGATACTCTTGCAGACTTAGCTCGTAGGTTAGGTCCGTTACAGGAAAAACTAGCTAATGTAAGTGAGAAGATAGTTGAGGGTGACGGTACTACTCCTACCACAGTAACATTTCATCCTGCTATGATTGCAGCTAAGAAAATGGAAAAGAAGATCCACGATCAGTTAGAAGAATCGGGTGCTTCTATTCACTTACGTTCTATGGCATTTGAGATGGCTTTACTTGGCACAGGTGTCATGAAAGGTCCATTTGCTGTAGATAAAGAATACCCTAACTGGAACGAAGACGGTGATTATGAGCCTATTGTTAAGACTGTTCCAGAAACACAACATGTTTCCTGCTGGAACTTCTACCCAGATCCAGAAGCAGCTTCTATGGATGAAGCAGAATACATAATTGAACGACATAAAATGTCACGCACTCAATTACGTGCGCTTAAGAGCCGTCCTTACTTTATGAAGGATGCTCTAGATATGGCTATCGCCAAAGGCCCAGATTACATTCAGAAACACTGGGAAATGGCTATGGAAGATGACGATACGCAGCCCGACTCAGAGCGTTGGGAAGTATTGGAGTTCTGGGGTTTTGTAGATACAGGTATTCTAGAAGAGCATGGTGTTAATATACCACGGGAGTATAAAGACCTTGATGAACTGAACTGTAATATCTGGGTTTGTAACGGTGAGGTTCTGCGCTTTGTATTGAATCCGTTTAAGCCTGCACGTATTCCTTACTATGCTGTACCTTATGAGCACAACCCTTACTCCTTCTTTGGCGTAGGCATTGCTGAGAACATGGACGATACACAGACGTTGATGAATGGCTTTATGCGTATGGCTATTGACAACGCTGCACTATCTGGTAATCTTATCATTGAAGTAGATGAGACTAACCTTGTACCAGGTCAAGATATGTCAGTGTATCCGGGCAAGGTGTTCCGGCGTCAGGGGGGTGCTCCAGGGCAAGGAATCTTCGGCACTAAGTTCCCCAACGTAGCACAAGAGAACATGCAACTCTTTGATAAGGCACGGGTACTAGCAGATGAAAGTACTGGATTCCCTAGTTTCGCTCATGGACAAACCGGAGTATCTGGCGTTGGGCGTACAGCTTCTGGTATTTCTATGCTTATGTCTGCTGCTAACGGTTCTATTCGGGCGGTAGTAAAGAACGTAGACGATTACCTTATTCGCCCCATGGGTAAGGCCTTCTTTGCCTTCAACATGCAGTTTGACTTTGACCCATCTATCCGTGGAGATCTAGAGGTCCGTGCATCTGGTACAGAGAGCCTTATGGCTAACGAGGTACGCTCACAGCGTTTGATGCAGTTCTTGCAGGTTGCACAGAACCCAGTCCTAGCTCCCTTTGCTAAGATGGACTACATAATTCGTGAGATTGCTAAGTCTATGGATCTTGACCCAGACAAAGTGACTAACTCTATGCAGGATGCTGCTATACAGTCTGAGATCTTAAAAGGCTTTCAGGCTCCACCTCCTGCCCCTACAGGCCCAGAAGGCGTTCCCATGCCCCAAGGTAGCCCAGCGCCAGAAGGACAGGCTCCACAGGGCGTACAGGACACCACAGGAAGTGGCGGTGGGCAGATGGGCGTAGGAACAGCACCAACACCGGGTGAGCAAGGGTTTAGCGGTAATGTCGCTTAAGAAGCTAGTTAACGATAAACAGATATGGGATGCGTTCATTGAGGAGCTTGATGGGTGCATCTCTTCCACACATAGAAGTATGGAAAACATCTCTGATACTGCAGAGCTATACCGACATCAGGGTGCTATCAAAGCGCTGAGACAACTAAAGTACTTGAGGGATAAAGTTAATGGCTGACTTAGACAACCAGACAGAGGAAGCTTTAGGTTGGGCTGCAGAGGGCAAGAAGCTTGCAGTCGATATACCAGAGGTGTCCTTTAAAGATGCTGGTACTTTTGTCGCTAGTATGACACCTATTATTGGTGACGCTATGGCTGCTAAAGATGTCTATGATGAACTACAGAAAGATGAGCCTAACTACTATTTAGCGGGTGCGCTGGGCGGAGCTGCTCTTGTAGGACTTGTACCAGGTTTAGGTGACGCTGCTGCTAAAGCTATTAAGAAGGGTGCTAAAGAAGTATTTGATGTAGCTAAGCGTGTAGAGGTAGATCCTAATGCTATGGGTTCTGGTTTAGGCAACTTGAGGCTAAAACCTAAACAAGACGATGTAGCAGAAGCTGCTGCCATCTTAGATAGTGATGAGGCTCTTTCAGCTTGGCAACAGGCTAATAAGATACCTGAAAATAAACGCCAAGCAAATACAGAAGCTGCTAAAGCTGCTGCAGAAGACCTATACCAAGGTAGTATCACATCCAAAGAAGCACGTAATATAATCAAAGAAGACTTACCTGTTACTTCAATATATACTGAAGAGACTATGCCTTCAATGCCTACTGTTGCACAGGTCGCAGGCTCTTTAGGTAAGAAGGTACAAAAGACTGGTGTTGTGGGTGTAAAGGGTTTTGACATACCTGCAGGCACTCGTGTAGGCTCTAGGTTAGACATCCCTGCGTACAACAACTACGACACTTGGGTAGTATCTATTCATGACGGTAAGAACGACACTAAAGGTTCTGTTCTAGGTTACGGTCAGGCTGTTCGTCTTAAGAACATTAAGTTTGGGTCTGAGTCACAGGATGCACTAGATATTGCTAGAGGGAAAGCACGATTAAGGGGTGCAAAAGCAGGTACGGATACTCCAGAGAAGCCTATGGGTAAGGCTACTATTGCTCGTGTGTATGGTGACTACGTTCCAGAAGACCCTTACGTCTTACAAGAACAAGCACGTAAGCTTTTATCTGACTCTGAGTGGACACAAGTAGGTATGAACCCTTACAGGCAGAGTAATTTCTATGATAAGAATACAGGTCTTCCCGTATTTGAGGCTGATGAGGTTATTCAGGTAGGGCCATTAGTATTGGCTAAGGGTGTAAAGAAACCCACTAAAACACAACTAAAAGAGCTTGCTGTTAGAACTAAAGATGGCAAACTTAGATTATTCAACGAGGGCGGAGCAGTAATGGATGAACAAATGGAAATGGCCTTCGGTGATGAAGGTGAACGTGTAGACCCTGTGTCAGGAAATGAAGTACCTACAGGCTCACTACCGGAAGAAGTACGTGATGACATCCCTGCTCAACTGAGTGAAGGTGAGTATGTTGTACCTGCTGATGTAGTACGCTTCTTTGGCGTTAAGTTCTTTGAGGACATCCGTAATGAAGCCAAGCGAGGCTTTGCTGATATGGAAGCTAATGGACGCATCGGTGGTGAGCCTATCGGTGAGACTGGCATGGAGATGGGTGGTGATGAATTACCTTTTGACGTGTCTGAGTTACAGATGGTTGATGACTCTTCAGAAGAGCAACCTATGATGAACCAAGGTGGTTTTATCTCTGGTTATGCTGAAGGCGGTGAATCCGCTCTACCGTACCACGTTGCCACAGGATCTGATAGCAGCGGCTTTGAGATTCGTACCTTTATTGGAGCAGATGGAACAAAGTATTATATTCAGTTTATGAATGGTAAACCTTTAACACCTATTCCTGATGGCGCTACTCAAGAAGCTACTGCGGCTGAACAGGTATCTACTCAAGTAGAAACAGCAGCAGCAACAGGTACTGCTACATCTAATAACTCTAATGACAATGATAGTACACCACCACCTCCTCCAGCAGAAGCTTTTGACTGGTCTGACCCTACTGTTGCTACACCTGAAAAGTTTCTATCAACTTACGAAGACATTAAGGGTATGGGTACAGGCCTATCCTATGGTGCAGGTCTTATGTTAGGTCCGTTAGCAGGACTTGGTGTAAAAGGTCTAATGAAACTACAAGAAAACTCTATGCTTAAAGGCCTTGATAGTCAGATTGAATCTCTTACAAATACTGGCAATACTTCTCAAGTTAAAAAGCTAGAAGAAATTCGCAACATTATGCAAGGTAAGAACGCAGACGGCTCTGATAAACTTAGAGAAGCGCCTACTGGTATTGAATTACTTACAAGTGGTGAGACATACAGAGGTAATAGTATTACAGAGTCCCTTGCCAATATCCTAACAAAAGGAGATGGTAAATCTTACAGAAACGGTGTTCTTGTAGATGATGCAACAGGCGCTGTTCTTGAGCCTGGCTTTGCAAACAGCAAGAGTAATGACCCTGTTAGCACTCCTACATCTCAACCTTCACAAAATAATGGGGGTGGGAATAATGACAATGACACCCATACTTCTGCGATGAGAGCTGCTAAGGCTGCCGCTGAAGCAAAAACAGCTGCTGCTAAAGAGACCACAAGTGGTATAACAACAGGTACAAGTACTTCTACTGCATCAGATGATACAACAGCAGGTGGTGCTTCTTTAGACACTGCCTATGGTATATCAGGACTAAATAAAGGCGGCTTGATGAAGAAGAAGTAACTACTAAGACTACCAAATAACTATAAGGCTACCCAGCAATAGTGCTGGCCCCAACATAAGGAAAGAAAATGTCAGAAGCCATCCAGACGGACTCAGCGTCCCATAATCGTAACATATCTCGTGTACAACGTGATGAAGAGGAACTAAAAGCTCTGTTTAAACAAGCAGGGATTCAGACAGATGAAACAGAAGAAGAAGAAACTGTTGAAGCGGAATCCCGTAGCGAAGAGCCTGTCGAGCGCACAGTTCAGGCAGAGAGTGTTACCAAACAAGAAGAAGAATCACAAGCTGAAGCACAAGATGAAGATCTGAGTGCAGAAGAGAAGAACTTTAAGAAGCGTTACGGTGATCTACGGCGACACACTCAAGAGAAAGAGAAAGAGTTTCAAGCACAGCTTGATAAGCTTAAGTCACAACTAGATGCAGCTACAAAGAATGAACTTGTACTACCTAAGTCAGAAGACGAAGTAGAAGCATGGGCTAAGAAGTACCCAGANGTTGCAGGTATCGTAGAGGCTATTGCTGATAGAAAAGCTAATGAACGTTCTGCTGATTTAGATGGGCGTCTTAAAGAGATTGAATCTTTACGTGCTACAGCTAAGCGTGAGAAGGCAGAAGCAGAGCTGTTGTCCTTACACCCTGACTTTCAAGATATTCGTGCTGATGATGCGTTTCATACATGGGCAGAAAAGCAGCCTAAGGTTGTACAGGATGCACTATACGAGAACAGTGAAGACGCTAAGTCTGTAGCACGTGTTATTGATCTCTACAAGTCAGATAAAGGTATCAAGACTAAGAGTAGCTCTAGCTCAGACAAAGCAGCTGCATCCTCAGTTAAATCTAAAGGTCGTACTGCATTGGATGCAGATGACTCCTCAAGGTATCTCAGTGAATCACAAGTAGCTAAGATGAGCCTTAAAGAATACGAGAAGCGCAATGATGAGATCTTTGAAGCTCAGCGCTCTGGTAAATTTATTTATGATATGTCTAAGAAATAACTTGACACTTATTCAATCATAGATAAAACTATAGGCATGTACAGTGTCAGGCATAAACTGCCTGTACATGCTTTTCACTAAGCACTAAAGCCACATCAAAGAACTACCTCAGATTATAGGCCCAGCGCTCAACGGACGGCCATCCTTAGAGCATAGCTGACTACCCTACTAAGACGAGCCTCTTTAGTGGATATGTAGTGTATATCTCTCACGCCATATCTATAAGGAGAATTATTATGGCTATCGGAACCGCTGGTGGTGGATTTAACGGGAACTTCTCCCCGATTATCTACTCGAAACAGGCACAAATCGCTCTGCGTAAAAGTGCTGTAACTAACGCAATCACCAACAACTCTTACTTTGGTGAGATTGCAAACCAAGGCGACACAGTTCGCATCCANAAAGAGCCAGACGTAACCGTCAACGCTCTGCAGCGTCACACAGGTATCTCNGTAGAGAAACTTGATGACACAGACTTCTCTTTGACCATTGATAAAGCTAACTACTTTGCTTTCAAAATGGATGACATTGAAGAGCAGTTCTCTCACGTAGACTTCACCTCTTTGGCAGCCAACCGTGCAGCCTANAAAATGGCAGACGCCATGGATGAAGAATGCTTGGGTTACTTGTCTGGTTACGCTGGTGGTGCAGGCTCTTGGGCCGTCAACACAACAACTTCTGGCGATAAAGCCAATGCTGCTGCTGGTACTGACGAACTGTTGGCAACCAACAAACTGGACGCAACTGACTTCGGTAACTTGACCATCTCTGGTACAGCTACTGCAGGTGACTCCATCCCACTCGCTCCACGCCTCCCAGGTGCAACAGCATTGTCTGCGACAACTGTTTCTCCTTTGACTGTGGTTGCACGTATGGCTCGTAAGCTTGACGTACAAAACGTTGACGCACGTGGTCGCTGGATGGTTGTCGATCCGATCTTTGTTGAAATGCTGAAAGACGAAGACTCTCGTGTACTGAACGCAGACTTCGGTGGCTCAGGCTTGATGAACGGTTTGGTTCTCAACAACCTGCACGGCTTCCGTATCTACGTATCCAACAACCTGCCTTACTTGGGTACAGGTGCTGGTACTAACGGTACAACTGCACAGTCTACTAACTACGGTGTAGTTGTTGCTGGTCAGGACGAGGCTGTTGCTTCTGCTGAGCAAATCAACAAAGTAGAGAACTACCGTGACCCAGACAGCTTTGCTGACATCGTTCGTGGTATGCACCTCTATGGTCGCAAGATCCTGCGTCCAGAGGCTCTTATTGTTGCTAACTACAACGCTGCCTAATAGGCTTAACATTGGGGCTGGCTACATGCTGGCCCCTTTGTGCTTTCTTCACATATAAAAGGGACATCACAAGATGGCTATCACAACTGCAATGTGCAACAGCTTCAAGCAAGAGCTTCTTGGGGGTGTTCACGATCTGGATACAGATACACTCAAAGTGGCTCTGATCAAACAGTCGCCTGCTGGTACTTATGGTGCGGCTACTGTTAACTACTCTGATATTACGGGCAACACAGATGAGGCCGTAGGTACAAACTATACAGCTGGTGGTCAGACACTTGACTCTGCTGTAATCACTTTAACAGGTAGCACAGCTATCGTTGACTTTGCTGATGAGGTCTTTAATAACTTGACTATCTCTGCAGACGGTGCAATCATTTATAACGCATCTCAAGGCAACGCTGCTATTGCAGTATTTGACTTTGGTACTACTGTTACTTCCACTAGCGGTGACTTCACTGTTGTATTCCCAACAGCAGACGCTTCTAACGCTGTAATTCGTATCAGCTAAACTAACTATAAGGTTATTGCACAATGGCGTTTATCATCAAAGATCGTGTCAAAGAAGGTACAACCTCTACAGGTACAGGTGCCATCACATTAGGCGGTTCTGCTGCTACCTTTGACACTTTTCAGTCCTACATGACTAATGGTGATACTACTTACTACGCTATTGTGCATACCTCCTCCGGTGTAGACGAGTGGGAAGTAGGAATAGGTACATGGAACACAGGTAACACTCTTACCCGTACTACTGTCTTAGCTGGCTCTAATGGTACATCTGCTGAGAACTTCTCTGCAGGTATTAAAGATGTGTTTATGACATATCCTGCATCCAAAGCGGTATATACAGATGCTAATGGGGATATTGACATTAATGGTGGTACTATTGATGGTACTACCATCGGTGCTACTGCAGCAGCTACAGGCAAATTTACTACGCTAGAGACTACTGGTAATGCTGAAATCGGTGGCTATATTGATCTTGAGGTTCTACCAGATCACCCTGCTCACAAAGAAGGTAGAATATTTTATGATAGCTTACACAAGACGCTCAACTTCTACAGTGATGACACTCATGTTGTACATGAGATAGGTATTGAAGAACACCAGCGTGTGTATAACGATACAGGTTCTACCATCCTAAAAGGTAAGCCTCTTTACTTCAGCGGTAACTATACTGCAGGTAGTATTGATGTACCTACTGTTGGCTTGGCTGATGCTACAGACGTTAACGCATATAACGCACAGGGTCTTGCTGCATCAGATATTCCTAACAACAGCTACGGCTACTGCATCATTGCGGGTCAGCTAGATGGCTTTGATACGTCAGGTCTTACTGCAGGCACAAACTTCTTTGTAGGTCTTACTCCTGGTGCGGTACAAAACTCATCTCCTCTATATCCTAACTTCCCTATGTGCCTTGGGTGGGTCGTTAACTCAGACGCTACAGATGGTACCGTTCTTGTTAATCAACAAAACCACTCCGTAAACAGCTTTCGTGTACGTACATCGGCACACGTAGGTGCTGACCTACAGGTTGACGGTAACTTAACTGTTCTTGGCTCCACTACTTCTGTGTCTACCAATGACGTTACAGCAGGTGCGCCTTTCTATCGTGCTAACGAGGGTGATGCTATTGGTGAGGCAGGTACTACTTTTAGTGGTACAGGCCTAGACGATGCCTTCTTTGCAGGTCACTTTACAGGAACTACTCCTACAACATACTATGTTAAGATTGATGGCGTAGGTACAGGTACAGGCGGGGTGGATACTTTTGCTTGGTCAATAGATAACTTCGTTACAAGTGCAGCTACTGGTGTAGATATTACAGGTGATCCTCAGCTTATTCATAGCGCAGATAACATCTCTGTAACCTTTAGTTCTACAACGGGTCACACTCTTAACGATCAGTGGAATGGTACAGCAAGTCCTATCAATGTAGACTCTGGTTTCTTTACTAACTACAACACAGGTACTTCTGGTGTAGGTTATACTCATACAGGTTTCTATTACGATGCCTCTGAGGGTAAGTGGGTCTTACTGTCTGAGTATGATCCTGTTCCAGCAGGAGCTATAGATTTATCAGACTCTAGTGTTTCTTATGCCGCACTAAAAGCAGGTTCTTTTGAAGGTAATCTTGTAGGTAGTGTTACAGGTGACGTAACAGGTACTGCTACTTCTGCTACAGCACTTGCTACTGCACGTAATATAGGTGGTGTATCCTTTAACGGTACAGCTAACATTGACCTTCCCGGTGTTAACACTACAGGTAATCAAGACACTACAGGTAATGCTGCTACAGCTACAGCCTTAGCCACAGCACGTAATATTTCTCTTGCGGGTGACGTGACAGGTAACGCTAACTTTGATGGTACAGGTAATATCAGCATCACAGCTGTTGTACAGGATGATTCACACTCACATGTTATCTCTAACGTAGATGGACTACAGACTGCACTAGATGGCAAGACTACCACAGCACGTACTATTAGCGCTGGCTCAGGCCTTACTGGTGGTGGAGACTTAACTGCTAACCGCACTATCTCACACGCTGATACATCTACACAGGCAAGCCTCACTGCTCTGACTGGGGCTGCTGTAGTGAGTGACATTGATGTAGATACTTATGGTCACGTTACAGGTCTTGCTACACGTAACATCACATTAGCTAACTTAGGCTACACAGGTGAGACTAACGCTACAGCGGATCAGACTATTACTGCAGGTAGTGGTCTTTCTGGGGGTGGTACAGGTAACGTAACCCTGTCACACTCTGACACATCTAGCCAAGCCTCAGTAAATAACTCCGGTACTACAGTCATCCAAGATGTTACACTTGACACATATGGACACGTTACAGGCTTAGCCTCTAAAGCTATGACTCTGGCGGATCTAGGTTACACGGGTGCTACTAACGCTAACTATATCACCAATAACAATCAGCTTACCAACGGTGCTGGCTACATCACTCTTAATGAAGTACCTGCGAATAACGGGATTGTTGAGGGTGATACAACTGTTACTGTTGTTGATAACGGTTCTGATGGTAAAGTTGTTGTCAGAGTGGATAATCAGGACAGCACTGAAATCACAAACAATTACATAAAAGTCCCTTCAGGTACGACTGCGGAGAGACCTGCTAATCCACCTTTAGGGTCTATGCGTTATAACACCCAGATTGGTTTCTTTGAAACATTTACGGTGTCTGGTTGGGGTTCTATCGCTAGTCCTCCAGTAATAACCAGTATCTCCCCAACTGTCTTTAATGGTGAAATTGGTGAGAGCTTTACCATTAACGGTGCGTTCTTTGACTCAGGTTCAACTGTTAAATTTGTCGGTAATAATGGTCTTGAGTATACTTCAGGAACAGTACAGTTTATTGGAGCGACACAACTTATTGCTACTAACGGAGTAAATTTACCTGTAGCTAATGAGCCGTTCAAAATTAGAGTGATCAATGGTGCAGGTCTTCAAGCGGAAAGTAGCGCTGGAATTGACGCAGGTACTGTGCCAGCGTTCTCAACCTCCAGTGGAAACGTAATTACTACCTCAAGATGGGATCAGACCGCCTCAACTACCCTTCAGGCCAGTGACGCAGAAAACCAGATAGCTTCTTACTCTGTAGTTCAAGGGTCTTTACCTAATGGCTACAGCTTAAACTCAGCCACAGGGGTTATTTCTGGTACAGGACAGAACGGCCCAACAACAACGTATACCTTTACTGTAGAGGTTACTGACTCTGCTGGTAACGCTAATACACGCCAGTTTAACATCCAAGTAAACAATGCCCCTCCTGTCTGGAGCAGTCCCGCGTCTGGTAGCACTTTAAATTTTACACAAACTGTTAATAGCTCAGTATCTCTAAGCGCCTCAGACCCTGAAGGTCAGTCTGTAAGTTATAGTTCGCTTTCTTCGCTCCCTTCTGGTCTAATTTTAACAGGTAATACTATTACAGGCACACCTAGTGGTGCTGTTTCTAACACCGCTGTCACGTTGAGAGCGTCAGATGGTTACTCGTTTGCAGACCGTCCATTCTTTATTAATGTTGGGCCGCAGCTGCAGCTCCGTAATGGAGATACTTATACTTATCGTGCATCGTCTGAAAACTTCACTTTTGCTGGGTACACAGTAAAATCTGTGAATTTAACCAGATCCGATAACTCAACATACGCTGGTTTTGTTGTAGAAAGTCTTGCTGAGGAAGACGCTTGGCTTGTTGGTCACATCACAAACGCAGTCAAAGCCGGTGGCGGAGGCAGTCCGTGGAATCCTATTACTAATATGCAGGGACAAACTGGAGGTTTCCGTGTAGGTAACTTCAGTGGCTGGAATAGTATTCGCAACTCTTCAAGAGTGATCCTTATGGGACAAGGTGGTCATGCTGCGTACAACTGGAACGTTACACTAAATAGCCCACCTAAAACTATCGTAGATAATCTTGGTACAAACAATACGAGCAGTGGTTCTTCATCTACTGGTAGTGCCACAGACCCTAACTACTTTACTGGTAGTTACGGGGGTACACTTTATGAACGTGGTGGGTCAAGTTCGGTAACAAGTGATAACCAAGGTAGCTCGGCCTATGTACACCTATACGGTAAAAACAGTAGTTCTGACTCTGATGAATCTGTAATGGCGTTCACATCTTCACGGGGAGACAGTAATGGTTGGGGCGACTCATGGAGGGGCGATGGTCAGATAGGCACTTGCTGGTCTCTATGGAACGATGACTATGGAAACTTATCTTGGCCGTCAACAGGGCAAGGTGGTCCGGGCCGGTCAACATCTGCCAGCACAGGAACTGATAATTACATAGTTGCGTACTGTTAAATGCTAGGCTTCACCACTCTATCACAGACCCCTTTAAGTCAAGTCACTACAGCTGCTTTGGCTCAGGCTTTTCTAAGCGCTTCTACTGGGCAGTCTGCTACGGGTAGTCTACTCTTTGATGCGCAGGGTTCGGCTTCTATTCTGGGCGTTTCAGCGGTTGGTGTTAACTCTATACTGTTTGACGCTAAAGCATCTACTGTTGTTGTAGGCGCACTGTCTACTACCAGTATTAATGACATTGTTTCTACTGGTGCAGCCAATATAACACAACCGCCTGCTACAGCAACCTTCACAGCTGGGACGTTAGACTATCAAGGTATAGCACATATAACACCTACAGGTNCTTTTGTAACAGGTACAGCTGGCGACTTTGGTGATGTAGATGCACAGGCAAGTGCTACTACAGTAGGTACTAGCAGCAGTACTGCAGTAAATGGCTTTGCAGATGTAACAGGTCTTGCTAAGGTAACGCCTTCTTCCGTATCTGCTTTCCTCACTATCTATATCGGTGACTTTGCAGATGAGGATGCACAAGCTACAGCTTTTATATCACCTGTTGTAGCAGTAACCAACACTAGAGAGGTTGACTTCTCAGCTGATTCTAATATAACTACAGATAGTACTTCAGCCCTGTTTAACGTTTCTACAATAGATGCTACAGGGTTAGCTCATATNACCTTCTCCAGTANACTAGNGAACATATACAATAACCTAGCAGATCCTANTGCTGTAAAGTTTCCTTATGGTGACTACGCAGATGATTACAACAGAGCTAATACTCTTTATATTGTGTCCTATCAAGGTAGCAACGAAGTACATGTGACTGAGCAGGACAGAACAGTTTACATTGAGAAACAACAAGGTAGCAATACCGTCTATATTGCAGCGTAAGGAATAATTATGTCATACAAATGGCCTGACAAAGATAAAGATGAGATTGTAGACTATAGTGTAGACTGGTCACGTTTCTTAAAGGATGACACACTGGCTGCTGCTGTATGGTATGTCAAAGATGCAGCTGGTGTTAAGACACAGTTTAGTGACGCTAGTATAATCAACGGTTTACAGTTTGTTACTGGTACACTGTCTGGACAGGTTTCTACTGCACGTTTCTCTTTAGGCACAAATAACATTAGATATACTATTATCTGTAGTATTACGACAGGCTCTGGGCTACAATACGAGCGCAGCATCTTTATGCGTGTCAAGGAGAAGTAAGAATGGCATACGACTACATTAGCCTAGTTAACGATATTAACCGCCGCCTTAATGAAGTAGAACTTACGAGTGCTAACTTCCCTGCAGCTACAGGCTATTACAGCTTTGCTAAGGATGCTGTTAACGCAGCTATTCGCCACATCAATCAGGAAGAGTTTGAGTGGCCCTGGAACCATGTAGAAGAAACAGAAGTCTTAGCTGTTGGTGAAGTGCGTTACAGTATGCCTTACGATAGCAAGACTATCAATATGAATACCTTTCGTATCAAGCGTGATGCTGATCTTAATGTAGAAACAGTGAAGCTAAAGACTTTATCTTATGAAGAATGGCTTGACAAGTTCGCTGATTATGAGTATAACTCTGAAGCAAGCACTAGAGGAATACCTACTTACGTTGTACGTACACCTAGTAGAGAACTTATCTTCTCCCCACCACCTGATAAAGAGTATGAAGTAGTATATGAGTATTTCCGTACAGGGTTTGATCTAGAGTCACCTACAGATGTACCTACACTCCCTGAGCAATACCGCTATACCATCGTTGATGGCGCTATGTATTACGTTTATCAGTTCCGTGGTGACATGCAGGCAGCACAATTAGCATTACAAAAGTTTGAGCAAGGCATTAAACAATTACGTAGCTTACANATTAATCGCACTGAATACCTGCGAGACACGAGAGTATATTACTAATGGCTACACAGTGGCAGACATTCCCTATTGAGTTTAGAGGTGGTCTCATCTCTAACCTTAGCCCTCTACAACAGGGTAGTAATGCTGTGGGTTCTGC